GCTTGGATTCTCTTTTACCACTTGAGCCATCTTAGTTCTGTCAACTGAAGTGAATCTACCTTTTGCTTCTACTATAATTGAACCTATTATAAAGTCAGGTGTATATACTTTGTGAACAAACACCACACCAGACGAACAAAACTTACATCTACCTTTCTTACTTAAATAGTAAGGTATCTTTATAGTTTCGTACTCAAATTTAATTCTTCTAGCTTTTAAGTCTTTAGCTATATTAGCTTCATACTTACTTCTGTACTTGTTCATAACTAAAGTCCATTGGCATTTGTTTGTTTTTTTGTAATATCCATAATAGCTGACTGTTTTGTACACATCTGTTACGACCTTCCTCGTAGCCAAACTCTTGTATGTACAAATCAATAATCATATTATCCCAATCTTCCCTTGCGGTATCCTTTAATAGCTTGTTTGCCTTGACCTTACCAAGACCTCTAATCCCTAAGATATTATCCGCACTATCACCAGTTATCATTTGCTGATAAAAAAATTCAGTGCCTTTAGTTACATTTGTAAAAGTTTTATTTACAAAGTTGTAATGATTACCCTCACACATTAACAAATCTTTATCTATGCTGCATATTATAGTATTCCGATCTTGTTTAAGACCTAACGCATCATCAGCCTCAATGTTCTTTACTATCTTAGCCTTGTAAATATTGACTAAGTAATCTCTTATTGCTTTGATGTGTACAGGCTTGTCAATACCTTTGCGGTTTGCCTTGTAATCATCTCTTACTTTGTTACGGAAGGTTGTCTTAGGTGTGAGGTATATAGTGTAGCTGTTGCAGCCACAGTCATCTATTATCTGATTTACATAGAGCTTAGTAGAGTGTAAAGCATAAGATAAAGGGTCAGCAGTAACCAACCCTGTTTCCTTATCCTTCTTCTGACAAGCAAAGCCTACACGATAGGCAATAATGTCTCCATCGACTAGGGCGTGCATTTAGAATGGTACATCACTATCAAAATCTTCTTCTTCTACTACTGGCTGTGGCTCTTTAGCTGGTGCAACATTACCAGTGATACGCTTATCGTGAACAAACTTAGCTAAACCAAATAAACTTTTAATAGCAGGGCTATCAACATCTTCAGAGCCAGCTATAGCAAACTCAGTAGTAACAGCTTTGTCTACCTTAGAACGATACTTGCTAGGAATAGCAGTAATACCAGATACATTATCGTACACAGCACCATCTTTGTGGGTGTGTTTAATAATAATATTAACTGGTTCACCTAACACTGACTCCCAGTCTGCTACTGTATCTTCTTTAGCTGTAGGTACAAAAGATTTAAACATATCATACTCTGTTGACAAGCCAGACATAGTACCAAATATATTAAAAGGTTTTGACCAAATAATTCTAGGTTGTTCTACATCATCTATCTTTACAGTAGAGCCTAGCACTTCAAAGCACAAAGCAATTTGTTGTGCTGGTGATTTAACCTCGCCTTTGTACTCGCGAAGTTGCATACCACAATCTGCTACATAAATTAATCTAGCTTCATGTTCGCCTTCGGTTAAGTTTTCATACTCCATGTTACTTGTAGCTTTTGACTGTACTGCTGACTTTCTTTCAAATCCCATATCAATCTCCTTAATGTATTTCTGAGTAGTTGTTACCAAAATTAACGTCAATTTGCAACTCTCGATTCAATTTTAGCATACGATTTACTTTTTTTATACTATTTTCCAACAATTTAACACAATTATCTCTGTTGCCTTTCTTTACCTCCAATATTATTTCATCGTGAAAGTTAGCTGTCAGTTGCTCTCTTTCTTTTAATATGAACCCTACCCACGCATCAAACAAGTAAGTTCCTGTACCCTGACACAATGTACTGAACTTATCCTTGTCGCTTCTTAATGAGTACCACAGCTTAGACACAGGGTTAAACTGCCATGTATTACCTTCAACTTCTTTAGTTACCATACTGTCACTGATAGCCTTAACACTCCAGTTTCTTTCCCAATAGGCTTCACTGATTACTTTAGCTTCCTTCATGGTAATACCCAACTGTTTTGCTAGGGTTTTAATTCCTGCACCATATTGAAGTGCATAGTTACCACCCTTGTAGTTGTATCGTAACTGAGAAATCCTATCAAGTTTGTTACCATCTTTATAATCTTGCACCTCTTGTTGAGTAATAGCTTTAGCAGATAGTGCAAGGTCAAGGTGTGGGTCAAAGTCTGGCTTAGACATTTCAAGCACATACTCTTTATCATGATCCCACATTAGGTGTTGCTTGACTCTATCCTCTAAGCTGCACATGTCACTACCGCACAACTCTTTATCGTCATTAGCTGTCAACAAACCTCTAATTTCTAATCCGTAAGGCTTTCTCGCAGAGGGTAGATTAACGCATACTGCGTGTTTGAATCTAAGAGTGTTAGTTAATCCTTGTATACAAGCCTGTACAAAGCCATTCTGCTCATTCTTTAGTAACCCTTTGACCAACCCTATACGATGCTTAACAACTGCCATAGAATCGAGAACTAGGACTTCTGGGTGTAGGTCGGATAGCGTCTTAATAGACTTACACAACTCACCATCTTTAGTTTTTACTTGTGGTATCTCCCTATCATCTACAAAGTTAAATGTCATTGGCTTCCAACCTAAAGTAAATAACCAGTCCTTGATCTGCTTGCTGCTAGTAGGATTGGGTTCGTCTTGACCTACTACTTCTTCAATCTCGTGGTCGTACTCAATAGTAAATCCATTGTCTTCTGCTAAGACCTTCCACCTCTCACCTGCCACAGATAAACTTCCATCTTGTTTGAAGGGTAGCTTGGGTCTTTTACGCTTTGCTATTTTAGGAACTGTAGGCATAACCTTAGATAGTTCATTGATTGCTTGCTCATTCTTTAACTCTAACTCATTGAGTAAGGTGTTAGCTTTATCTACGTCTAGCTTCCACTTTGATTTCTCTTGCAGCATAGCCATTTTCATCTTGAATGAAAGGTAACGAACTAATGGTTGGTAGTCACCCTTGTAGATTTTAATTAACAAAGACTTCTGTAAACCCCATAGCTTAGTGTTAATCTTCACATCTTCTTTGCAGCGATAAAGATATTCTTCACGAGATAAGTTTTCCCAATCAGTAATGATTGGCTTCTCGATTTTTAATCTTTCACCCCACTGCTCTAATCCATGCCTGTTAATTGTAGGGAACAAGTACCAAGATAAAGCTAGGGTATCTATAAGCTGTGCTTTGATCTTGATACCTAACAACCTCTCTAGTACTGGAATATCATATCGGACTACGTTATGACCTATTAGAACACTATCACTACTAAGGTTTTCAAAGAAAGTTTTATCTACCTCTTCTCCATTAGCAATCATGCAATGTATCTTTGTTGCATCAATACCATCTGCCTCTATATCAAATACATACTCAGTCATTTTTTTGTAAACCTATTTAATTGAGAGATTGCTATGTTCCAGCAGTCTGCGTGGAATGTAAACTGTTTGCCATTAACAAAATTACTATCTAACTCACCCTTTTTATGAAACAGGGCTTGTTTGTAAAACTTATCCTTAGAAATCCATCCAACTAAATAAACAATATTATTGTTGACTCTTGTAAATACATATCTGTCACATTTTTGTTTGGTGTTGTAGTTTGCTACGGAACAATCATAGTTTGGTCTTGGTGGTGAGTTACAGTTTTTGCTTTTAACATCCACTGTTATTCCATCTGCAATAAGGTCATACTCATATGTATTGGTATGGTCTACCTCAAAGCCAACAGAACGCAAGTGTTTAGCTGTAGCTATTTCACCACAGAACCCCGCTAAGTTACCTCTGCCCTTTATAATACTGTTGTTTATTTTTCCTAGTTGGTTAGCAAGGGCTTTAGCACTAGACATTTCACTATCTGTTAGTGTCACTATAATCATATTACCAAATCCTCGTTTTAGGTTCTAAATATTCAGTAGTTTCACTATCGTAAAACATATCTACTGAACCGCTCGTACCAAACTCACGATCATATAAAATCTTAACCTGACTGTGATTAACTTTGTCAGGAGGGCAGTCTGCCGATCTATCACGCTCTAACCCCAAGCCAATATGACTCCATTTTTCAATAGCCCTAGAGCCTGTCATCTGTCCAGACAGAACTTTACCACCTTCTTCATGGCTCTTACTACCCTTGTTGGGTGGATTAACATGACTGAAGCATATGATAGTGATAGGATAAGTGCTGACCAGATCAGCAATGTCAGTCATTATCTCATTAAGTTTATCATTAGCTTCTGAACTATTGAACCTAGATATTAGTGCTGTTAGTGGGTCAAGAAAAAACTCACATATACCTAGTTGATAGTGCTGTTCTATCATACAGGTTTTAATATCTTGCCAATCTCTACTGCCTGTCCGATCATACAAGAATAGCTTACCCTTAAACCTATCTAATGTAGACGCTAACAACCTATCGTCATAGTTATTGTCAGGCAACAAGAAGTTTGTACCTGCTAACTTAGAGGCTATTTGTTTAAGAGATTTTATGGGTGCTACTTCTAAATCATAAACACCAACTGGTCTATTATGCTCTATAATTATGTGCTTAACTAGTTGATTTTTAAATTCTGATTTGCCCGC